TAATACCAGTTCTTTTAGCATTTTCTGGATCACGTCCAACCCAACTTGGTATATCTAAGGTCATGCCATAATCCATAATACCGTCCATCCATTCCAGAACCTGACGACGTTTTTTACTGGCTTTGGGGCAATTTACATTCTTCCAATCGCCTTCCCATTTGCCTTTACCTATTTGAAATCCGCCACTATCACCAAGTACCCAACTTGTACTACGATTACGATTACGAAACATATCTTCTTTCCAACATGGTTTATTTAGGTCCAAATTGGCGTGTCCTGCACTATATAAGCACCATTGATAATAAAATTGACCCTTAACAGGATCGAGAAAGTTTAAACTTTCCATACCATTAGTAAATGCTTTGGGAATACGATTAGGGTCTACATAATTAATATAACGCTGTTTGCCTATAAATGTAGCATAAAATGTACTTGTAGCAGGTAAGAATCGTGCATAGTCAAGTTGAGTATTTGTTAAGTTTGTATTCATATTTTTATATTAAGGTAATCAATGTGTTCAGAAGCTAATAATAGTTTGATACTGGTGGGATCAATACTATTATTTTTTTCAATTGACAGATGTACAAGTACATTTTTTTGCTGTAATTCAGCAAGTGTTAGATTTAAAGATGCTATTTGCTCCTTTAACTTGTCCACTTGCTCTTTAATTACGGGGTCAATCATTTTGTATGCGCAGGCAATATATAATTATATTCTGCGATACCGCTATCCACAGTGATCATCATTGCACCAGCATCACTGATTTTCATAGTGATTTCTCCATCAAGGTTTAGGATACTTAAAACAGTTCCTACAGGAAAAGACCATGTACTTTTAAGCTTGCCCCCAATATCCGATTGAAAAACAAAGCTACCACTATGTGTGCTTGAATCACCAAATGATACCAGTAAATCTTTTTTATCAACACTGATTTGAAAAGTATCATCATCACTATGAATTTGTGATTGTAACTTGAGTCTTTGTATGCTGATAAGGCTTGGTGTAAATTGTACATCCCAATTAGCACCTTTGAACTTAATAGCTTGCAACCTTGTATTAATCAATTCAGTTGACATAAGTCTATAGTTATTGATAAAATCTCCATCCTCATTTTCAAAATGAAGACTGGATGGTACTGAACTGTTATTACCTGATCCACATACTACTTGAATAGTAGCATTTTCTTTATACTCGGGATTTTTTAGTAATAAAGCTAACTTATCTAAGTTAGGCATACCAAATACTCCATCAAACTCATTTACAGGATTGTGAGTTTTGCCAAACATAACTACTGAACGATCTTCTGCTGCACTTTCAATAGCAGTAGAGGTATCTTCGCCAATAATTTTGGCTAAGGTTAAATTTAAATTATGGGTGTGTGTTACAATATCTGTTAGTATATCTTTAATCATTATTATCTCCTTTGTTAATTATATTTAGAAAAAATGTTAATGTCAAGTCCCAAAATCAAATAATTTGTTAAATGTATTTGATTCCTGTGTGTTGATAATGCGCCATTTTAAAACTCCAATTAAATTGTCCAGTTTATTATCTATGATAGTATCTTCCATAGCAGCATGATCAAATGGTAATTCTTTAAACCATTGTGGTAATCTTAATTCATCTACCGGATATGCTACACTGGTATAGTCTAAAGGGTTTGGTTTAAGTTTACAAACAACCACTTTAGCTCCATCAGTAATATTCATCGAGTATTTGTCACTATGCATACGTTTTAAATTATTCCAATTGATAGCCGCTCTAACATGACCAGGTAAGTTTGCTCTTCCCTGTTTACGTTCTTTTTCTTCGTAGTCAGTGATATTATTAGCACGACGTGGGCTACCTTTCTCCCATCCAGGACGTGACTTAAAATCCAGTCTAAATTCACTGATATAGTCTAATACCTGCTGTTCTTCATTGCCAGTTAATACCATTTCTAATACTTGGCTCAAAAAGTCCTGTATAAATTCTGGAGTATCACTGCGCTTCAAGTCTAATCCCATAGCCTTGATTTTGCCTGGCTTACCTTCTATGTCTTGCCTCTTACCTTCTTTGTCATAGTATAGCACAGCATAACGCTTTTTGGTAATGAATAAACCTTTACTGGCCACAAGTTCTCTACCAGCACGTATCACTGATCCTCTGCTTTTTGGACAGTGAAAGGCCTGCATCATAAAGTCTGGAAATGATTTGTTTACTTCATCAGCTACTCCATCATATAATTGTATAACAGTTTCTTTAGTCCAAGGTATTTGACCTTTATCTATATCTTTCTTTAATACTTTGTAGGCACTAAAGTAAGCACTATCAGTATCACCATAAATTATACTACGACCAACGTGATCATAGTCACCTGTTATTACTTCGTTTATCTTAGCAGCCATGTGCTTGGTAATTTGCCTGCCACTAAGGGTAGTACTTTGCCCAATACGCTTATCAAAAAACCTACACCCAGGATTAAGAATAGCGCCATACAAACTGTTAAGGTTAATCTTTTTAACCAACTGTCGTTTATCCCAGTATTCTTCCTCAATTTTATTTCCAGCATTTATAGCGTCCTTTAATTTGGCCTGCATTTCCTTACGTTCTTTGTACCATCTTTCAAGCAGTCCTGGAATAACTCCTTCTTTTTCATAGGTAAAAATAGTACCATTGGCACTTAGCATCCATGGTTGATTACTATCAAAGATTAACTTATATGCTTCTGCGGCACTTACCATATCGTGACTTCCATCTTCCCAGTCAATAATAATTTCTGTACCAATTTCTTTATTCATAACTGCTTCGTATTCAAGACTACCAAAACGACCTTCCCAAGACCCAGCAAAGCTTTTGCCCTTGGACATTTGTTCGTTCATAAAGGCATCAGTCATTGTTTGGCGTAATTGACCTATTACAGTTTCAGGTCCCATATTAAGAGCACGAATGGCACTGGGATATAGACTGTTAATATCCACACTGCCTATCCAATCATGTATTCCTTCTTTAGGGTGGGCTACATAAGCACCAGCAGCACTACCATCATCACGTTCAGCCATTCTTGTACGATTAGGTACTACTAATCCTCTACGATGTGCTTCATTAATAATAGCCTGTTCTGTTACTGCTACAGCACCCATTGTAGTCTGCATGAGTACAGTATTTTCATGTGCCAATGTATTAGCAAGATCGATAAATTTTAACTTATGATCTAACTTATTCAGTAAAGCACAGTCTTGTCTATTATATTCAATAAATTTAGCAAAGTCCTTATTATATAATTGATCTAAGGAACCTTCGTATACTGTTTTACGTTCTCCTATCTCCATTTCACCAATAGCATCTAACCTATAAGTATGTCTTTCTTCATAAGTATATCTACGATATAGTTCTAAACTGTCCAAGTGTACACGGCCTACCAGGTCATAAGTGGTAGCAGTCTTACCAAACTTTTCATATTCTCTGCGTTTAGGATAGTGGTTCCATAAACAGAACCTACGTGTATCGTCTTTACTTAATACTTTGATAACACGATTAACAGTGTAGGGAATATCATAGCCTTCACTATTCCATCCTGTTATAATATCAGCATCTTCAATAAGATTTAAAAAGGTATCTAACATTTCGGCTTCGTTATCGAACAAGTGCGTATTTGGAAAATCTTTTACAAGTTTTTCTGCCTCTTTAATATTTAGGCCTTTAGGTGGAATCGCTAATGTTACTAATGTATTAAGCCATTGTAAATGCACACTGATAGCAGTGATTGGCATGAAGGCATCATCCGGACTTGCATAACCACGTTCTGGATCAAAATCTACTTCAATATCAAAAAATGCTACGTTTAGTTTAGGTGCATCTGCATTTAGGTAGTTGTCACTTAAACATACAAATATTTGGTTAATATCTGCTTCATATATCTTTTTGTTAGAGTTAATCTTAAGTTCTTTATGAAAATCCTTTTGTGTTTTACAAACAGTTCTACTAACTGGAGTTCCATATATACTGGTATATTTTCCTTTGGCATCGTCGTAGTAAAATACAAACTTGGCAGGATATTCTTTAAAAATACGTTGACCCTTGCGATCACGTTCCACGACCTTGACAATATCATTGTCCCGATCAAAATAGGCATCTACATACATTATAATCTCCTTGTGACTTCAGGCTCACAAATACCATTGTAGTGACTTATGGCTCACTGTGCCTTATACATATACTTTAATTATGCCTACAACATAGATTAAAGTAATAACTATTTGCATCACTGTTAGGCTCCATTTGTGCCATATTATGCCTAATATGATCCAACCTAAGTTTCCTATAAACAATACCCAAAGATTTAATGGGAATATGTTGAAACTGGTCAGCGCCACACCTGCAAGTAATACTATGGTACAAAGCCATTCAAATGCTATCAGCATTAGATTTTTTTAGTAATATCTAAAATAGCCTCTACTTCTTTCCAATCATTATCATAATTACTCCAATCACCCTTATGAGCAATTTTTATAGCACGATTAATAACACTGGTTTTTACATTTAGTTCTTCTGCCACTGCCTTTACTGTTTCTTTCAAACCTTCTTGAAGATCCTCAATTTCACGCAGCACTGTACTGCCCTCATTGATAAGCTTTTCCAACTTTGCTTTTTCTTCTGGACCATAAATTCTTGTTGTCATATTTGCTCCTATAGTGTGATTATACAAGGTTAACTATAATAGAGTCAAGTTTTTTTATGCCATTCCTATCATATTTTTAGTTTTTTGCCACCAATCTTGTTCTTTAGGATTATTTTCTGGTTCCATGTAATCTTGTGCTGCTAAAGCTGTAAGACCTTTTATAGCATTACCTACTCTTGTTTGTATGTCTAGTGGTAATTGTTTGAATGCTTCTTTATCTTTTTCATATTTTAACACCACGGTCATTGCTTGCTTAATAGCTTCCTGATCATAAGGTTCCAAATCACTCATATCAGTGGAAGTAAAATAATCATATACTAATTTACCAGCAGCATAGGCAGTATATGCCCATAATAGAGCATTAAGTACTGTACCAACTCCAGTTGTTGCTGTTGGAGCTGCGGCAGCGTTTCTCATAAGTTGCGGTGCTAAAGTACGAGACATTCTACTTACAAAAGCTCTTGAACGATTAGATCGTATTTTGGAAGCAGGTGTATTCTGTTTTTTGGGAGTGCCTGTTGTAGTATCAGCTTTTCTTTTTTCTTGCTGAGCTTCCCAATCCTTCCTTTCTTTGCTATAATAAGGAAAATCAAATCGCGGTTCCGTGGGATAAGTTGGTAAGCCAGTACTTGACCTTCCGTTTGGCAATGTGGTGCCAGGAAAAGGCAATACATTATTTTCAACTAAGGTAGTCCAAATACGCATTTGATCAGAAGGAGATAATGAGTTTATGTTTTCAAATATAAAGCTTTCATTTACTTTTACTTGGTATTTGGCTAATATAGATTCAATAGTTGTAAGAGCTTTCTGTAAATCTATGGCAGTTTGAGTTGGTGTACCTTGCTCTGCATCTTGAGGTTGTGGACTACCTGCTGCATTTTGATTTATAGCTGTAGATTGGTTAGCCCAACCGCCTTTACCCGCAACTATTTCAGCTGGTGTACTCGGTGTTATATTCAAACCATTTTGTTTAAGTAATAAATTTAATTTATCTACTACTGGTTTGGTAGGACGTCCGGTTACATCCAGATTATTATCTTGTTGAAATTTTTGTACTGCTGCTGCTGTTTCCTGACCATAATATCCATCTACTCCATGTTGCGGTAAAATTTCTTCTCCATATAAAGCAATTAGACCTTTTTGTAGATCAGCAAATTCTACACTGGGATTTTTATTGGCCACTTTAATTTCAGATGTATTTTTACTTGGTACTTGGTTTGGTGATGGAGATGGAGCATTGGTTGTTGCAGGAGTATTAGCAGTAGGTGTGGGCCAATCTAAACCAATTTGACCAGGAACACTTTTACCTGGTTGAATTCCAGTATCTGGTTTTGGTTGACCAGCTAAAGGATTGACACCCCCATTCTGTTCTAATTGTTTTATGGCTCTTGTATATGCTCTTATATTGTTATCAGCAGCAAATGTATAACCTGGTCTTTCTTTGGCTTTTTGTTGCCAAAATTGTATGCCTTGTTTTAGTTGATCTATAGTCATATTATGAGTGATAACGCCATTAGTGTCGTCAAACCATAAGTTTGTTTGGGATTCAACTAATTTAATATATTGTCGTAATAGGCTCATAGTGTATTTAGCGTAAAGTTGACAGGATTCAAAAGTTTAGTTATAATACAGATATGGAAATTAATATGGTAAATTTATGAAAAAGTTATTTTTAGCACTATTTTTGGTTGGTCATAATGCTTTAGCTCAAAATCATATTTTTTATTCTTGGGATGATCCAAACAAAAAATTTGACCTTCCTGTAAGTGTCAAAAAGGTAGATGTTACTTTTCGCATCGTTGATGATCCTACTGCTGCTTGTAGAAAAGAATTAGCAGCCAATGGTCATGCTCCTGGTAATCATGGATATAATAGTTGCGCTATATGGAATAATAATAAAACTATATGCACAGTGGTTATTCCAAAGAATGCCACTATGCATATTGTTGGACACGAGATGTTACATTGTGTAATTGGACATTGGCATTAAAATTTTACACCCCTAATTAATGCCAATATTTGGTTATCAGATTCTGTAACACCGCCTGCACCAGGAACTACATTTTGCTGTGCTTGAGTATAACCTGCTGCTATAGGATTATTGGGTTGTGGGCTTGCTGCTGCTTGTTTGCCACCACCTGCTATCTTACTAAGAGTATCACCAGGTTTTACAACATATGTGGATCCATCTGGCATTTTAAGTTGTTGTCCAACTTTAATCATATTTGGATTCGTTATATTATTGGCTGCTGCTAAGTCACTTACAGCCTTAGATATTCCACCTGTTTTAGCTGGAGCAGCTGGTGTTGCTTGTGCTGCTGGTTTTGCTTGACCTGCTGGTGTTGCTTGTGCTGCTGGTGTTGCTTGTGCTGCTGGTTTTGCTTGACCTGCTGGTGTTATTCCTGCTGGAGCAGGAGTATCCATTTCACTGCCACCTGTTTTAGCTGGTTGTGGACTGGCTGCTGCTGATGTTGTTGTTCCTGGTTCTTGCCAATTGGCCACTGTAGTAGCTGGAGCACTTGCAGCAGGTTCTTGACGATTAGCTTGTTGAAACGCAGCATCAGCCTGTGTGCCTGCTGCTGCTTGTTGAGCTGCTGGCTGTTCTGCGGCTGTTTGTGGTGCTCCACCATATCCATATACTTCTGGATTGGCATTGGCAGCTGCCTGTGTGGCTGCTGCCCCTCTATTTGCTGTTCTTTGGTTTAAGCGATCTCTATTAGCTGCCTTAATGTCTTTGTAGGGATTTCCAGTTCCAGGAGCAGTTGGCTCACCTGTCATCAAATTAGCACCACCTGGACCATACCATGCTGGATCACCCTCTTCATCTATACCCATATCCTGCATCAGCGCACGAGCTATACTGCCCATACCTTCTTTTTTAGGCTCTGACTTAGGCTTATATATGTCTTTGGCTACTTTTTCTGTGTCTGAGGCTGCACGGTAAAACCCTTTATCACGCATATCTTTTGCCTGTTTTGTAAAAGCATTTATGCGTTCCTGATCTGTTCCGCCCTTATATTCTGTAATTTTTTTATTATTTTCAATAGCATCCATACGTGCTATCATTGATTTCATATCCATAGGATTTCCTTTTGATTCTGTCTTCATCATTATGGGTTTTACCGCACTCCAAGCTGCGACTAAAGCTTGTATTGAAGGATTTTTAACATTTTGCCAGTCAGCAGCCATTTTGTCTAAGTCTGCTATTTCTTGTGGATTTAGACATGGTTGTGTACCTGTACCACCCTGTGTACCTGGTTGTGGACTTCCACTTCCACCTGGTTTTCCTGTTATTGTACCATCTCCACCTGCTGCATCAGCAGGCTGTTCTTGGTCGTCACCAGTAAGCCAATTCCATAATTCATAACCCAAATATCCTAAACCTGCCAAACCTGCTAACTTACCTAATGTTGAGAGTGTGCCACCTTTCTGGGCTTGATTCAAATCGTTTCGGACTCTTGGATCATTACGTAGTTTACTTGCTTTTTGTTTAGCTGCCTGAGGATTGGCACGTATTGAATTTTTTGCATTACCTAAATATCGCTGTATTGCTCTGAGTTGAGCTCTACTTAAATTACCTGATCTAAATCCTGCTGGATTCATTCTTATAATTTGTCTTATAGCATTACTTGGTACTCCTGCTGCACTTAGGAAGGCACTTCTTAACCTTGCCGTCATTCCTGCTGCTGTGAGAAATCTTAATAGAGCTACAGGATTTTCAACCAGCATTTGTTCTTCTTTTATGGTGTTTACATATCTAAAAAAGTTAAGTGTTTCTGTATATGTTTCGGATGTGCCTTGATTGGCCATTTGCAGTGCCTGTTGAGCAGTATTTGGAGTAATAGGTACACGCCATCCACTATCTTTACATTTTAACAATAATCCAGCAAACTTACTTACTTCAGCAGGACTTGGCTCTCCGTCTGCAACTACCGGACTTTTTCCATTATCCTTATCTAATTGATCTGTGGCATCTTGAGCTGTTTTGGTTTTGTCATCTGCTGCTTGTGGACCACCTGGTGGATTATCACTACCCTGTGGAGCAAAATCATAATTAGCTGCATCACTGTCTGGACCTGGTGTATTGTTGACACCTGGTACTCCATCTTTTTCAGCATCTCTATGTACTATGGGAGCATCACCCTTGCTACGATCTCCATCACTGTCTGGTTCACTTGATGAGCTGCTGGGTTTAGCTGTGCTATCAGGTTTGGGATCATCGTCATACTGTGTAAGAGGATGATCACGTTCTGCATTATAATCAGCAGGCCTGTTAGCTTCCGCTATAGCATCCATACGTGCTATAAGTGCTTTCATATCCATCGTTTAATCCTTATTTGAGCCATCAGCCTTTTTATGGCTCTTATAGCCTTTGTTCTTCATATGCCAGGCCAATGCCCAGGGGTTCTTTTCCTTACCATCCTTGGTTTTACCCTTGGTTAGTTCAGGATGTTTCTTCATAGCCTTTACTGTGCCCTTAAAACCTGGTGGGCTCTTTTCCATCAAGCCAAAACTGGATAGTATGCCTTCGCTAATGCTTTCCATTTTAACACAATTGTCTACGGTACGTCCACCTTTCTTTTTAGTGCCCATACGCTTATAGCCTTTCCAGCAGGCTTTACCGTCCACACCTTTTTGTTTTTCTTCCTCCAGACCACGCTCACCCTGACGCATACTATGATCAGTATAATCAAAATCGTCATCTTGGTCTATATGAAAGAATCTATCATATGCCATACCGAATGCTCGTCTAAATAGTTTAGGATTGGCTTTCACTATACGTGGCATTTCTCGGGCTACCAGTTTCATATATGTATTTTTATCACCACCGCGTGGATAAATGCTTTGTATTACTTGACCAATATGTGATACCATATTGTCAGTTTCCAATGAGCCTTCCGCCACACCTTGCTCTTTGATCTTGTCTTGAATCTTTTTGTAGCGATGAAAGTTAGCATCTTTATCAGCATCAGTCTTGCCAAACTTGCCAGCGTCCATCTTCTTATCAATTTCACGCTTGGCATATCCTGGAACAACCTTGCGTAGAGTCTGTGGCAAGCCTTCCGCCACACCTTGCTCTTTGATGTTTAGTTGCTTTTTTGTATAGGCCACTGCGTCATCCAATGCGGCCAACCCTTTCTGTTCTGAATTCTTACTTAATCCAGTATCATATAGTTCA